TCGCGCGTGTTTTTTCCCCGTAATAGCAGTATTTATGTCAGCTATATACAGCTAGCAAGATATGTCGTACAGCTAGCCCATATTCCTCTCCAGGGACCGTTCTTTTTGGCACTAGAGTTTTGTCAGGCAGATAAAACATGATGCGTTAGAAAGGAAATTAGAGGCTTGAAGGTGCATGATCGGGGGGATAGGTCTTGCATGGGCCGGCCAGTTCGATTAACTAAGGACCAGAGGAGCATTGTAGACAGAGCGATGCACATGCTCCGAGTCGCGGAAGAAGATCACACGATAAGTGAGGGTAGGTGCCTGGAGCTGATATGCGGAGATTTTATCGCAGGATTTCACAATGGAGGAAACTCGTTCCATGAGAGTTAAAAAGATGCAAGTCAAGCAGCTGGCAGAAGATCCTAGTAATGCCAGGCAGCACAGCGAGAGGAATATAGATTCTATCAAGAAATCCTTAGACCAGTTCGGCCAGCAAAAGCCTATAGTTGTGGACAAAAACAACAGGGTGATAGCAGGCAACGGAACACTCCAGGCTGCTAGCTCTTTAGGCTGGAAAGAAATAGCGGTCGCAGTTACAGATTTAGAGGCAGACGAAGCACAGGCGTTTGCAATAGCTGACAATCGAACAGCAGAACTGGCCGCATGGAATGAAGAAGAATTGGCTGCACAGATTGGCTCATTCGACGACAAGCTTCTTTCAGCTTCTGGATTTACCCAGGACGAGATGATCGAGTTGCTAGCTGATGTAGACACAGGTACAGGAGACTGGATGGAGCCGGTGGAGGAGATAAGGAACGAGAATCTACAGCCTGGACATCTGACTTACGACGGGATTGTAAAGCAAGTCCACCTGACCTTTTCTCAGGAAGAATACGGCGCAGTAGTAGCAGCACTCGAAAGCCTGCGAGAGAAATACGGTCAGCCTGATTTCACCAACACCATTATTCGGGTTCTCCGAGAACTTGGTTATGAAATACCTTGAAGTAGACCCCCGAGAAATCGACAACAACGATTATGTAAATCGCCAGCCCGAAGAGTCAGACTGCAGCCGGCATGTTGACTATGACGCAGTAATACACAGCAGCAGCGGAGACGTCCTCTGCGTGTATCAGGTTGGCATATCTTCCCCGGCAATGAACGAGGCGAAAAGGATATTCCACAAAGACCCCGGTGGGTTTGTTGATGCCACCAGGAGTGGCGGTTTGCGTACGCAGTCTAGGATATTCGGGTACGCACCAAGAAACGCTCTACGCAACTCTCCATGCAGGGCTGCATCCACAGCCGAGGATATGCCTGACTTTTATGCGGCCATGGAGAGGCTAGGGCTGGAAGCCTGCGAGTGGTACAGCAGGATGTCGCCAGAGGCTTATGAAAAGCACAAGAAGATCGTAGACGATTCTGAGATGGTAGACGATTACAAGATACGTGGCAGTGTATTTACGAGCGGCATAGCAAACAAAAACAATGCCCTGCATTACCACTTGGATCGTGGCAACTTCAAGAGCTGCCGTCAGGTGATGGCTGGATTCAGGCACAAGTCTACGGGTGGGCTTCTGTGTGTTCCAGAGCTTGATATTTCGTTCTCGATATCAGACAGAAGTTTCATCAGCTTCGATGGACAGAGGTTGGTCCACGGAGTCACTCCGATAAAAGTGAGAAAAGGAGGGTACAGGTTCACAGCTGTTTATTACTCGATGCAGCAGATGTGGAAATGCCTTCCGCTTAAAGAAGAGATACAGCACTACAGATCTTCTAGAACGGACGCAGAGAAGAGATCACCGTGGGCAACCTGAGCTTCGTTAGGTTCTCCAAGATACTCCTGGAGACGGGAGATATAGACCCTGACTACATATTCCTGAGAGAGAAGTCGGCTGAGGTCGGATGGGGCCATCAGGAGATATTCGAATGGATACTCCACAAGATTGTTATCTACGATTCTGTTAGCGAGTTCCAGGTACTTACAGGGCAGTCAACATTATCGTCATGCAAGTACGGAACAGAGAGGAGGAAACACAAGGCAAGGGCAGCTGAATATCTGACAGCAATCAGGCAGAGATTTCTAGGATTAAACATAGAGCGTTTTTTCGGAAGGCATGGGCAACTGGTCTTTAACGACATAGTGAAGATAAGAGGCTGCGGCCCTTGGGCAGCATGGAACATGATGGACTTGGTTAGCTGCTGCTACGGCATGGATGTAGATTTTGACACGATAGACTTCCGCAACACTTACAGGGCACCGCTGATGGGTCTCCTGATGGTAGGGGGATACCCTGAGGACATAAGACTTCTGAAGCAGCGAAAAATCTACCATGAGTGCATGAACAGAGTTTTAGATATGTCAGCCGATATCAACCCCTCAACTACCCCTCACAACCAGGACAGAGGGATAAATATCAATGAAATAGAGACGCTGCTGTGCAAGTACCACTCTTACGCCCACGGTCACTACAGCGTAGGATCGGACATAAAGCATCTGAAGTCTAGGAGGCTAGAGGCGCGTGTCTGAAGGAACTGTATTTGACAGGCTGTCGGTGGATCGAGACGAGATCAAGTGGGAAAGCTATCTGTCTCACTTGACTCCATGGCACAACAAAGCCGGCATATGGTTCAAAAGAGAAGATTATTTTGCACCTCTAGGCTATGGAGGTCCAAACGGCTCTAAGATGCGCCAGCTTATATGGTACGTAAATAGGTTCAAAGCCGGCAAAGACTACATACTGACAGGAGCCTCGATACAGTCTCCGCAACTCAGCATGAGTGCTATCGTTGGATATCATTACGGGATGCTGTCCCGGCAAGTTGTCTACAGCAAACCGCACACGGTGAAAACTCACGACAACCCAAGGATAGCAGCAGGCTTCGGGGCAGAGTTCGACTATGCTTCAGGTCCGTACAACCCGATCATTCAGAAGCGTGTAGAAGATCTCCGAGAGCGTAGCTCTCTTGTCGTGGAGTACGGGATAACTGTTCCGCATCACAAGCATCCAGCTGAGGATGTAAAAGGCTTCCACGACGTAGGAGCATATCAGACAGTGAACATACCGGACGAGGTTGAGGTTTTAGTGATACCAGCCGGCTCTTGTAACTCTCTCACCAGTATACTCCTGGGCCTGAGCAAAGACCCGCACAACCTGAAAGAGATATTCACTCTGGGCATAGGACCAGACAAGATGGACTGGGTAAGGCAACGCTTAAAAATAATGGGAGTCGATACGGGATATTTGCCGTTTCGCTGGAGGCATTATTCGCTGCACGACAACAAGTACTGCGCATATTCGGACAAATTCAACGGGGAGTCCTTCGAGGGTATACAGTTCCACCCTACATACGAGGCCAAGGTGTGGAGATACCTGAGAGAAAATGCACCGCTGCCGCAAGACGGCTGCGTAGGTTTTTGGATAATCGGTAGTGCTCCAAAGACCAAGGTTATCGAGCCTTTTTACCCTGAGATTGCGTGATGATAACTAAGTGGAAAATACTGAATCGATATTCTTTTTCTCTGCTTCCGGGCAAACCAAAGCAAATGCCCGATGGAGATTACAGCTACTACCAGTACCTTAACAAGAGGTGGCAGGAGACAGGCAAAAACGTCCTCTGCCAGCAGTTCTTGCTGAGTGAGCACGCCGGTCAAGAGATCAAAGTAGATGAGCCTTTTGGCGGCTGTGGAGTTTTCTCAGTTGCGATACAAGAAATGTTGAAGCCTGCCAAGCACGTTATAGGAGAGCTAGACCTAGAGTGCTTGCACCAGCTTCACTACTGCACCAGAGAATACAAAAACGTAGAAATAAATCACTCTGACGCGCATTTAACTCTAGGGCTAGAGCCGGCAGACATATACGTGTGTGACTTCCCCCATTTCACTCTCATAAAATATCTTAACGGTCACTGGAAGCAGGAGATGGAAAGGATGATATCGCACAAGCCCAGGGCAATAATAATAACTGATGGTTCTAGCTGCCGATGGCATTTCATGGTCAAGCACTTGAAGGGTCGGGGGTTCGCAGCAGGAGAGGACAGAGAGAGCTACGCCAAGTGTTTTAGTGCTTTCTTCCAGAATCGCTACGGGTACAGGGTTACTGCGATGGCATACCACGGAACCTGTTTCTACATCAAGATAGAGCCAGAAGAATCTGTCCTCGATGGAGCAGATATAAGGTTTTTGAAAATCGAGGCCGGCGAGGGGCATAAAGGCTTGAAGCCGGTAGAAGAATGAAAGACTACAGGCTTAAAGAAAACAGGCTGAAATTCTTCACAGGTCTGTACGAAATGAATCTGAGATACGGGGTCATGCCTGGCCTTGTCTATCTTTATTTGCCTGAACTAGCTGATCGCTTTGGTTGGTGCCCAGAACAGAAGCTCTGGTTTGCTTTCTTGAACGGCATGACACAAAACCCAATCACATCTCTGGCTATATACGAAAAGATACCAGAGCCGCCATCCGAAACACAGCTTCAGAAGTTTGGGGAATGGTTTGACGACCAATGGGACAACCTTCAGTTTGACACTGACCGCAGGTATCAGAAGAAAGACACCGTCGATTCCATCCGGTCTTACACTTCCCTTCTTTCTCATTTCAAGAGTCAGGAAGAAATGCTAACAGGCAGCTACAGAAGCCTCTGGAACAGGGTGAGCAAGAGATACAAGTCGTTTGGCCGGCTGTCCTCTTTTAGCTACCTAGAGTACGTGTATCTGTATGGGTTCGGAGCCGACTGCGCAAACCTGCTCTTCGAGGATAAGTCTGGAAGCAAGAGCCACCGAAACGGGATGCTTCTCTTGCAAGGTCACGACGAATGGGTGTGGGACAAGAGGATGGAGAACGGATTCGACGGCAAGTATCCGCAGTTCGACAAGATGTGCAGGCATCTTAGAAGCTCCGCAGAATCGTTCCTGGAGGAGTTCCGCTTGTCGCACCCCAACGTCAATTACGTAGGGAATTTCACATTCGAAAGTAATCTATGCACTTTTAAGAATCATTTTTTCGGACGCAGGTATCCAGGCGTCTACGCAGACATGGCATGGGACAGGATCGAGTGGGCTGAGTCGAGAGGCAGAGACTGCGCGATTTTCAAAGACATGCGATCAGAGCTTCTCCCGGAATGGCTTAGAGCTGAGTGCGCAAAAGAAAAAATAGAAGTAAGAAAACAAGGATTGTCGTTCAGGGACAACGGATTGCCGTTTAGAGGAGAATGGTTTCTGAAATGAAAAACATCCTAATAATAGGTGCTTGCGGTTCTGGCAAGACATGGGTAATGCAGAGACTTATTTCCATGTATTGTGCTGACGTTACCGAAAAATGCGGCATGTTTTGCTATCATAGAAACAGCAAGTTTATTTTTGTCGGGAAATACGATGGAACCATGTACGCCGGCTCTGACAGATTGAGCATGGCACTTATGAAAGACCTTCCGCTGTTTTGCAAGACATCAAGGTCTTACACGGTTGTAGGGGAAGGAGACCGACTGACAAACAAGACCTACATCGAACAGATGTCACCGACAATCATAAGGATACTTGACGATGGTTCGAAGGGAAGGTCTGCCAGAGGCAGCAACCAGACGTCCAGGCACGTAAAGTCGATAGCTACGAGGGTATCCAAAATCAAGTCGGACTACGATGTGCCAGACTCTCAAGCTGCATTAGAAAAAGTGATTGAGTTGCTAGGAGGATAACGTGTCAAAAGGAAGAAAACCCAAGGCGAGAGAAGTGCAGATCGCAGAAGGTCGCCACCTGAAAAACCCCAAGAGATACGCAACAGAAATACCTGAGACTTCCAGCGACGATCCAGTCATGCCGGAGCATCTGGACGACACGGCAAAACAAGAGTGGGAGAGAGTTGAAGTATTGTTCAGAGCGGCTGGCATGTGGACTTCTACATACCAAGCAACTCTTGAGCTTTACTGCGAGACTTACTCAAACTACAGGCGGGCACTTGAGCTTGTCCGAGTTTCCGGTCAGGCTTTGCGTACACAGCAAGACGACGGCTCCTGGGAGATTAAACGCAACCCTTACAGCGTAGAGTTGCACAAGTACAAAGAGGAGCTTCTTCGTCAGCTTTCCGAGATGGGTATGACTCCCTCCAGTCGGTCCCGAGTTGTCGTAGCAGACGGGCAATCAGAATCAGCTGACCCGATATTAAAAATGATTGTATGAGCAGCGAAAACGTAATCAGTTTCATTGAGTGTTTGACTCTCTCTGGCGATTATGCTGGCAAGCCGTTCAAGCTCAGGGAATGGCAGAAAGATATTCTGCGTAAGCTGTTCGACACAAAGACCCCCGAGGGCCGGCGGCAATATACAGAATGCGGGATATGGCTTCCTCGCAAAAACGCAAAGACTGAGCTTGCGGCAGCTATTGCTGCGTATTTCTTGTTCTGTGACCCGCAGGAAGGAGAGATATACAGTGCAGCTGCCGAGCGAGAGCAAGCAGGTATTATCTTCAAGAAGTTGCAGGGAATGATAGAGAGCAACCCTGCGCTTAGCCAGAGATGCAAGATTGTTGCTACGCAAAAAAGAGTAGTAAACAAAAAGACAGGAACTATATTTGCTTCGCTTTCCAGCGAGCATTCCAGCAAGCATGGATACAATCCGAGCGTAATTATTGCAGACGAGATACACTGCTGGCCCAGGAGAGACCTGTGGACTGCACTTACTACCGGCTCTGGAGCTAGGCTTGAGAAGCTGTTTCTCACAATCACTACCGCAGGCACGTATGAGCCTGAAAGCCTGGAGTGGGAGCTTTACAAGTACGCATGTGGAGTAAGAGACGGGACAGTAGATGATCCTACGTATCTGCCAGTAATTTACGAGATAAAAAAAGGAGAACACTGGCAAGACGAGGATGTGTGGCACCGAGTTAATCCTGCGCTTGGCGATTTCAGGTCACTGGAGTCAATGCAGCAAGACGCAAAAAAGGCTCTCATAAACACTAGACTCGAAAACGATTTCAGGCGTCTGTACTTGAACGAGCATACGCAGCAAGTTACAAGATGGCTCAACATGGACAAGTGGAACAGCTGCGAGAACAAAGGAGAGATACCCAAAGGATCTCAGGTCTGCGGCGGCTTAGACCTTGCATCCACAACAGACATCGCTGCATGGGTGCTAGCGCATCCAGTAGACGAAGGATATGTGATGCGATGGAAGTTTTTTATACCTCAAGATCGGATGCATGAGATCGAAGAAAACGACAGAGTACCGTACAGCCAGTGGGTCAGGCAGGGCCATGTGGTAGCGACTCCTGGCGGGACAATAGATTACAACATTATCGTCGAGCAGATACTAGCTGATGCCGAAGAGTACATGATAGACTACATCGGGTTTGATCCATGGAACGCAACTGCTACGGCTCAACAGTTAGAGCAGGAGGGGCTAAACATGGTAAAGGTTACGCAGGGTGTAGCTCAACTTACAGAGCCTTCCAGGGAGTTGGAGAGGGCTGTGCTAGACGGGAAGCTGCACCACGGCGAAAATCCTGTTGCTCAGTGGATGGCCAGCAACGTGGAAGTTTGGACAGACAACAATGGAAACATAAGACCTGTGAAACCGCAACACGGTCAATCGGGTAAGAAAATAGACGGGATAGTCGCAGCTGTCATGGCCATCAAACTCTGCGGACAACTACTTGACGATTTCACTAACATAGGTGCTTTGTGGGACGATGAATAAAGGCCCCAAGTTTACCCCCGCAAACAAATACATATTCGACCCGAAGGCTTACGCATGGAATCTGCCTAGCGGACACACATGCCCGCTAGCATTAAAGTGCCTGGCGAAAGCTGACAGGAAAACAGGGAAGATCACAGACGGGGAAGAACAAGAATACAAGTGCTATTCTGCGGTGTACGAGAGATACCCTAGTGTCAGAAAAAGAGTCTGGGAAAACTTCGAAGCGGTCAAGAAAAAGTCGCCCGAAGAAGTAGCTAAGGTTTTAAGCTCTTGCTTTCCGGTAAAAGCCAAGAGAGTGCGAATACACACTAGCGGCGATTTCTTTTCCCAAGATTATTTTGACGGATGGCTTATGTTTATCCGTCAAAATAAAGATTGTCATTTCTGGGCGTTTACAAAGTCTCTCTGGTATTGGGTGAAAAGAAAAGACCAGATACCCGCAAACCTTGTTCTAACTGCTTCTGTAGGAGGAAAACAAGACCTGCTCATAGGCAAGCACGACTTGAAATACGCTAAGGTAGTGTACTCAAGAACCGAGGCAGCAGAGTGCAACCTGAGGATAGACAAAGACGACAGACTAGCGGCTTACGGAGCAGAATCGTTTGCGCTGCTGGAAAACTTTAAGGCTAAAAAATGAAAACTCTATGCGTGATACCTGCTCGATACAACAGTAATAGATACCCAGGTAAGTGCCTGAAAGAAGTCATGGGAAAGCCTGTCTTGCAGCACGTAATAGAGCGGTGCTGTCAGGCTGTTACTCTAGACGAAGTTGTAGTCGCAATCCCAAAGAACGACTCAAGCTATCCGCTGAAAGAATGGCTGAAGTCAAAAAACGTTCGCTTCGAGGAGCCAAAAGTCGCAGAGAACAATGTTCTTGCGAGGATCATCGCAGTTGCAGAAGAATACAGGCCCAAGCATATAGTGAGAGTCAACGGAGACTGCCCCCTGATTCACCCCAATATGATTGATGAAGCGGTGCTCCAGATGCGGCTCTGGGCGCAGTCAAAAGACCCTCCTGATTATGTAGGCTACAGGTTTGGCGATGTACCCAGTGTTCTTACAAAATATGGTGCGCCAGAAGTATTTACTCGACAGATATTGTCTCTTTGGGGAACTATACCAGAGCACGTGACTGTTGCTGCGTATTGCTCATGCAACCCGCACTGGATAAAAATAGAAGGAGAGCCGATCCACACGGTCGTAGACCTGCCTAGAGACTTGGCGACAATAGAGTACAGGATGAAAGAACTGGATTGCAATTCCGAGATTTCAACATAGGCCCAGGGCATCCCTGCCACGTAATCGCAGAGATAGGCCAGAACCACAACGGCGATGTTTACCACGCAATACGGCTGATACAAACGGCTGCATCTTGCGGAGCAGACTCTGTAAAGCTCCAGGCCAGGGACAGGTTTGAAGAGTTTGAAGATTCTGAGCTTAGAGAAGCCTACGGAGGCCGCAACTCATTCGGCAAGACGTACGGGGAACACCGCCAGTTTCTCGACCTCCAGGACGAAGATTTCCAGCACATAAAAGAGAGGCACCGATACAACGACAACCCCTGTAATCTTTTTTGTACTGTCTGTGCAGTCAACCGGCTTGACTGGCTTGAGAAAAACAAATGGTGCAAGATGTACAAGATTGCCAGCAAAGACATGCTGAATCAGCAGCTAGTTCAGGAAGTAGCAAGAACCGGCAAGCCTTTGATAATAAGCACAGGGAAAGCAGAGAACCTTGCCCAAATAGAGTCATCTCTCAGTTGGGCAAGCATTTACACAGAGGTTGCTCTTATGCACTGCGTTTCCAAATACCCGACGCCACCGGTAGAGTGCAGGCTGCGAGAAATAGAGAGACTGCGTTCCGCATTCGGCGTAATAGTTGGATATTCAGACCACACAGCCGGGGTAAAAGCACCCGCCACGGCCGCTATAAAATACGCAGCAGACCTCGTAGAGGTTCACCTTACCATGAACAGGGCACTGCCGGGAACGGATCATGCAGCTAGCCTAGAGCCTCCTGGCCTTAGCTCTCTTTGCGGTTGGATAAAGCAGTCATCGGAGATGCATTAGTGCCTGTTTTTTACAACGAAAAGATACTTTATCTCCATATACCGAAGTGCGGTGGCCTTTCCGTCACATCAGCAGCAAGAGCCGGTCTACCTGGGTATTATGAGCCAGGAGTCAAAAGAAAAGACCACAAGCCTGGATTGCCGATAGGCCACATAAGGGCAGACGACTTTGAGGGGTTCACCGGAATACCTCTCAACAGTTTCGAGGTAGTTTTTGCTACAATCCGAGACCCAGTGGAGTGCGAGTGGTCAAAATGGAATTTTTGGCGGCGCAGGTACTACATGGACACCGACAGCGTGAAATGGAGGCACCCTGCTGACAGGTACTGCTGGGAACACAGTTTTTACGAGTATGTAGAGAATAAGATCGAACCGTTCAACGACTGGTATGTTGACTCCATACTTCCAGCTGCCGAAAAAAACTACAACGAAGTCGGGCGGTTCAACTGGTGGATCAATGATTATGTAGAGCTGTACGACATAAACGACACCGAGGGTATACAGAGCTTGCTGAAAAAGTACGGATGCACAGCCAAAGTTAGGCACCTCCACAGGACCGGCGTAGGAGAGCCGGCTCTCGACCAAGCAACCCAGAGGCATATACGGGAGGTGTATGGTGAAATCTTTAGTCGCTGACTTAGCTTGTTTTACCGGATTAGGCTGCATTCTTTTCGGACTTCACAGCATATATCCTCCGCTAGTTTGGATTTTCGGAGGCCTCGTCATATCAGCCAGCGCAGTGAATATCGCAAAGCAGGGTGAGAAATGATAATCGGAAAATTGTTCGGTAAGCGTACAGTTGAGTCTCCTTCTGTGCCTCTAAACGGAGTCGGGATAGAGAGGATACTAGGCGTAAGCAGCAAGGCAACGTCTGGGATAAGTGTCACTCCCGAGAGTAGCTTAGGCTATCCTGCTGTATGGCGCGGCGTAAATATTCGTGCGGGCACTATCGGCCGGCTCCCTCTGAATGTATTACGCAGAGAAGGAGAAGGGAAGCAGCGAGACGAGAAGCATCCAGCGTTTTTCTTGCTCAGGGAACAACCTAATAGCGAGCAGAGTGCCAAGGCATTCAAGACGCTTTTGGAGGCTCATGCTATCCTGGCTGGAGACGGGTACGCTCTAATATCCCGGAACAGTTTCGGTCAGCCTACTGCCCTGATACCACTGCCGCCTGAAAAAGTCATACCATTCCGAGAAAATGGGAGGCTAGCTTACAGCATTATGACTGATACTGGCATGAGTGTAGAGCTGCCGGCAAACATCCTCCACATATGCGGCCTAAGCTGGGACGGCATCAAAGGCCTGGGCCTAGTGGACGTACTAAAAGAGTCTCTAGGTTTGGGGCTGGCCGCACAAAGATATCAGTCTGTGTTTTTCAAGAACGGAGCAGCACCGATGACGGTGATCGAGCTGCCAGGATCGCTCCGTAACAAAGAGGCTATCGAGAGGTTTCGTGCCATGTGGGGGAAGCGGCACCAAGGCGTAGACAACTCGCACCAACCTGCACTGCTTGAGAATGGCGCACAGCTGAAGCCATTCTCTGTAAGCCCACAAGACGCTGAGATGCTGCAGACACGAGAGTTTGAAGTGAAGCAAATAGCAAACGCCATCGGGATACCGGCGTATCTCTTGGGCGACAACACCAGGACTTCGTTTGCCAGCCTAGAAGTTGAAAACAGGACATTCCTCCGGGACATGCAAGACCCCATGACAAACTGGGAGTCTGAGTGTGCCCGCAAGCTGCTGTCTCCAGAAGAAAAAGAGAACCGATCTCACGTTATCGAATTCAACAAAGAGAGCATCGAGCGTCCTGACATAACAACTCAGGTCAACGCTTTGCAGGTTCAGGTGAATAATGGATTGCTTACGCTAGACGAGGCTCGAAATATCTTGAACATGCCTCCTGTCCCGAATGGCCTGGGGCAAGATTTCCGCATACCACTTAACATGGGTATTCTGGGAGAAGAGCCAGAGGGGCTAGAGCCTCCTGCGGAAGATAGCGAGCCAGAAAAGGAAGAGCTGATTCAGGCAGCTGCCGATGCTTTGCTATTCCAGCTAGAACGGGCTGCAAAAAGGATATCCAGCGATGCTGAAGCGAAGGCTAAAGGTCGTGATAAATTTGACGAATGGCTCGAAGGGTTCGAGGAAAAGCACATAGATGTCGTGTCTAACAACACGTTAAAAGCATCGCGTGTACTAGCGAAGTTGATGCGGAAAGACCTGCAAGAGTTTCACGACAACACATTGAAAATGTTTTTTGATACAATCTCAAGTGCCTACAAGAAGGCCAGCGAGTGCAAAATCAGGGAGCTGAAGCCAAGCGTAGAGGAGGCCTCTGACGAAGTTCGCAAGACGCTGATGAAGGAATGGACATGGAAAGACGACTGATAGAGTCAGAAGTAAGAGTCTCTCGAGGAGAAGATGGGCAATCGACCATAACTGGTACGGCTGCTGTATTCTATGACCCAGCAAATAAAGGCACAGAATACGACTTGGCTGGATATGGGCTTCCTGGAGTCAAAGAGAGGATAATGCCTGGAGCATTCAAGAGAGCTTTGGGTCGTGGGCAGGGAGGTACGATTGACCGAAACCAGGATGTGTATGCGGCAATCAACCACGATCCTTCTCTGGTTTTCGCTAGAACTAAATCCGGTACACTAAAAATCACAGCTGACGAGCAGGGTTTGCACTATACTGCCAAGCCTAGCGACACCAACGCTGGGAGAGATGCAGTAGCGCATACTCAAGCCGGCGACTTCGGAGGAAGCTCGTTTGCGTTTCAAGTAGCCAAGAACGGAGAGAAATGGACAATGGATGGCGACACTGAAGTAAGAGAGATTCACAAAATCGACCAGATCGTTGACGTTTCCCCGGTGACATCCCCGGCTTACAAAAGCACAACCGTAAACGCTCGATCTGCTGACGAGTGCAGAGCTAGCTATGAGGCTTGGAAGGCTACCGTACAAAAAGATATCAGCGACTTAAAAGAGCTTCACAGCGAGATTGGCGAGCTGCTTCGGATTGATGCGAGCGAGGATGAAGAGGCCGATCTGGAGGAAGTATCGGAGGAGAAGGGTTCCGGGAAAAAGAAGGGTGGCAAGGACAAATCATGCCCTCCGGGAACAGTCGCAAAAGACGGGGAGTGTGTAGCGAGGGCGGCAGCTGTCGCTGGCCTCCAACTGGATCATCGCCATGTAGTGGAGGTGTATGAAGAAGGAGGAGTCACGTTTGTCGGCTTCGCAGCCGAGGCAAAGGCATCTCCAGACGAGGAAGTAATGGCTAGGCTTCGAGTTGTCGAGGCGCAAATAGCCGCAGATTCGTAATAGATATTTGGCCTAAGTGCCTTTATATAACGTGCATGTGTTCGCTGTCCAAGTAACAACGACAAGTGCTTGACCTTCAAGAATAATCGTCCTAACAGGACAAAAGATGGAATAGGAAAATGTCTAAATCACTTGACCTGAGACAACAGCGTGTACCGCTAGCGCAGAAGATGCGCGGTATCGCTGAAAAATGCAACAAAGAAGGGTGGACGAACGAGGATCGCACCGAGTTCGACAACCTTGAGAAAGAGATCGACTCCCTGGCATCGAAAGCCGAGGACATCGACCGAGAGGAGCGAGCAGCTGCACAGCAAGATGCCCGCAACGCCGGCTTAGATGTTCAGAAGCATTTCGACAAGAAAGACAAGTCTGGCATTACTGCTGAAATGCGAGCCAACGCTTTTAGAGCTTGGTGTTTTTCTGATCGTCCTTCGTCCATTCGCCCTGAATGGAGGGAAGATGCCGAGGCTTGCGGAGTGAAGCTTGACTCTCCGGAGATGTCGCTAGGATTTATGAAAAACGCTCCAAGGAGCCTTGAAGAAGTCCGAGCGATGATTAAAGAGAACATCACTTATCGTGCTACCACGGCGCAGTCTCTGACTAACGCTGCTGGCGGGTTCACGGTTGCTGATGATCTCAGCCTGATGGGTAGCGTTGAGCAGGCACTCTTAGAGTACGGTGGGCAGAGGAATCTGAGCCGAGTTATTCGTACTTCGAATGGTGCAGATTTGCCGATCCCGACTAACGATGACACGACCACATCGGCCGCGATCATCACAGAAGGGTCTACCGTAACTATCCAGTCTCTCAATTTCGCCCAGGTTACGCTATCCTCCTACAAGTACAGCTCTTATGTAGTTTCTTCGTTTGAGCTTCTCGAGGATACAGCGATCAACCTTCAGGCGTTTATCGGGGAAGCTATCGGTGTTCGTATCGCTAGGGGCACTAACGCATCGTTTACCAACGGGACCGGCTCTAGCCAGCCCAAGGGTGCGGTGCATGCTGCAACTACAACTGTGACTGGATCGACTGCTACTGGCGGCGATATAACGTACAACAATATTGTGGATTTGTACCACAGTGTTGATCCTGCGTATCGCAACAGTGCCAGTTTTGCGTTCCAGTGCAGTGATGGAATCCTCAGCGAGATTCGCAAGCTGGTTGACTCGAACGGTGTTCCCCTGTGGAACGTATCTCTCCGGGACGATGCACCGAACTTGCTGCTTGGAACGGCTGTCAACATCAACCAGGACATGACGGCAAGCAGCACTGCTTCTGCCGAGAAGATCCTGATTGCTGGAGATTTCTCGAAGCACATTATTCGGGATGTAGCAGACCTTCGATTGCGTCGACTGGATGAGCGTCTTGCTCTCAGCGATCAAGTCGGATGGGTTGCTTTCAGCCGCCACGATTCGGCAATCTTGTTCAGCACAAGTGCTACGGCTTCACAGCCTCTAGTGGCCTTGCTGACCACGTAATAAGTGGTAAGGTAGACAAGCGGGAGTCGGGGGTTCGCCCCCCGGCTCCCCTTTAATACCACGAACAAGGAGGCTCTTGTGAAAGTTGCAATTATCGGTACTGCACCCTCGTCTAGAGGTCTGGCTCCATACTACGATGAAAGCGTTGAAATATGGGCATGTTCACCTTACTACGACGCATCCAACAGCACGTTTTGCGACCTCCCGAGAATCAACCGATTTTACGAGCTTCATAAATTCTGCGAGCCTAGCCTTTTGTCAAAGCTAGACGAGGCTGGTGCCAAGGTAGATGAATACGTGCGCTGGCTTAATAGCCTGCAGGCAAAAGGCGCAACTGTATTCACGCAAGAGAACGTAGCCGGCCTCGAACGATTCCCGATTGACGAGATAACAGAAGAGTTTGGCACGTATTTCACAAACACCATCTCTTTCATGATTGCGCACGCAATTCTAGATGGCGCAACAGAGATACAGGTTTATGGGGTGGACATGGCCGCAAGCGAAGAATACGGATCGCAAAGACCTTCTTGCGAATATATACTTGGGATTGCAAGAGGCCGGGGTATCAAGATAGAAATACCGCTAGTTTCCGACTTGCTGAAAGCAAGAGTGATGTATGCTTACGGGCAAGATGATGCGTACGCAGCAAAAATGGCAGCTAGGAAAGCTGAGCTAGCTGCCAGAGTCCAGCAAGCGAAGCATGAGCTAGAAATGCATGGCAGGGCGATTGCTGGAGCTACGGCCGCAGCTAACGAGCTGGAGCAGGCAAAACACTTGATGAACGGAGAGTTAACAGAATCTCTCTCAGAAGCGATAAACAGCCGGCAGAGCCTCCTTCAGTCGCAGGCTGAGAAGGCGCAGTCAGAATGGGCCATTTCCCGAGAGAAGCTGATAGCACTGTCTGGAGCGGAAGAAGATACCAAGTACTGGGAGCAGTGGAAATGACAAGAGTAAGAGTTAAAGAGCAGCTGGATGGAGATCTTTGGAACCTGAAAGTAGGCTGCTACTACGACCTTGAAAAAACTAAGGCTCTCTCGCTAGCAAAAGATGGAAAAGTAGAGTTGCTATTAGAGACCGCAATGAAGCCAAGCCCAGGAGTTAAAAATGCTAGAAAGGGTACAAGCCCCAACAGAGTATCCGGTGACTCTGTCGGAGGTGAAAAAGCACCTAAGGCTGACGACTGACGACGACGACTCTTTGGTGGACGACTACATAGCTGCGGCTGTCAGCTATTGCGAAGAGCAGGTCTCAGGCTCCAGGTCTTTTATGTCGCAGACCTGGGACTGGAAAATACACGACTGGACAGGAAATAGCTTTGAGATACCAAGACCTCCGCTTCAGTCTCTCACGCACATAAAATACTACGATGAAGACAAGAGTACGGGGCTGACTGTACTCAGCTCGACCAACTACATTGTGCATGTCCCGTACAAGCTTCCTGGAAGCGTTGAGCTTCACCCCCTGGTAGGCGACTGGCCGACTGTCGCGGACAGAGCAGACGCCATACAGATTAGGTTTGTTTCCGGCTGGCAGTCAGGGCAAGAGCCAAATGAGATAAAACAAGCTATCAAGATGCTTGTCGGGCACTGGTACTCAAACAGAGAAGATGTCTTGGTGGGCACCATCAGCAAGCCTATTGCACATGGTGTCAGCAGCTTGCTAGGGAGCATCGGGTATGGCAGTTATACGTAGTGGAGATCTAAGGTTCTACGGAAGAATCGAGCAGGACACAGGTAGCTCTAGAAACTCTGTAGGAGAAGTTACTTCGTCGTGGTCGGAGAAAACTACAGCATGGATGAACATAGTGAAGCTGAGTGGAACTGAGCTAGTGACAGCACAGCAAATAAAAGCTAACTCTACTCACAAGATCACAATGAGATACCAGCCGGGAATAACGGCCGATATGCGTATAAAGTGGAATCCAGTGGCAAACAGCACAAGCACCCTGCATATCGTGGATGTGAACAACATGGAACACAGAAATTACGCACTTGAGATTCTTGCCAAGGAGGACAGCTGATGGCCGCCGGTAAAGCAAAGGCTCCGAAGGTGTATTTCGACCTTCGGGGAATCAAAGAGTTTCAGCAAGGCGTAGTAAATGAACTGCCTCAGAAGATAAGAGGCAGGATCATGCGAGATGTTTTCAGGAAGGCTGCAAAGCCGGCTGTGAAAACCATGAAAGAAGAGGTGCCGAAACAGCTCCCCACAAAAAGGAAAGACCCATTCCCCAAAGACCCCTCGTTGAAAGACCTGAGGAAGAGCATCGGGCACAAAGTCAAGACATACAAAGGCTCTGGCACTACGATTGCCGTTATTGGCCCCAGGAGAGGAGACAAGTATAGGTCAAAAAGAGACAATGTACGGCTGACTACTGTAGCTGTAGGGATTGAGAGGGGCTGGAGAGGTCGCCCGAAGAACAGGTTTGTACGCAGAGCTTACATCAAGGTCCAGAAGCAGTTCAAGAAAGACCTGAAAAAGAATCTCCAGCCAGCAATAGACAGAGAAGCAGCCAAGATATTTAAAAAATACTCAGCTGGCAAAAAGCTGAGTAGCTCAGAGCAAACAGCGATGGGGATGTTGAAATAAATGGGAATAGAAGCAGGCATATACTCTGCGCTGACAGGAAGTACGTCCCTGACGGGGATAGTCGGCACAAGAATTTATCCCCAGATAGTGCCTCAAGGCGCAGATTACCCCAACGTCCGATTTTCCCTTCTAGCGGACGAAGTAATTAATTCTAGCACAGGGCACACGACCCTAAGAACAGCCACCGTCACCGTAGATTGCTACTCTTTAAACAGCTACTCGCAAACCATAGACATAGCAGAAGCGGTGACCGCTGTACTCAACACCAACAGCACTACATTTGGTAGTATTCAGATAGAAAGCGGGCACGTATCGGGAGCCGGCGACGAGGCACCTGTACAGCCGTCAGACGGTTCAGACGACTACATTTACGGCAGGTCTATAGACGTAGATCTGTTTTATTACTCAACATAGGAGAGGTAACATGCCAGCAACAGGCAACGGTGCGACTTTAGGATGGGCCTCTAGCGGCAACGTAGGCACTATCACATCAATTTCAGGAGTAGGTGGAACCAGAGAATCGATTGACGTTTCTGATCTCGCTACGACAGGTGGCAGGGAGTTTATCCCTGGCGATCTGGTTGATTATGGCGAGCTGAGTATTGAGGGTGCCTGGGCCGGCACTGCGACTCCTATTGCTAGTGCAGCCGAAGTGGTTACAGTAACAATCGGTACTACGGCTGGGAATAAAACGTGGTCGGGTACAGGTTTTGTTACTAACTGGGAGACAGGTGTGCCGATGGACGATGTGGTCAGTTACTCGCTGACTATTAAGTGCAGCGGCGACTGGACGCTTGCTTAAAGGACCATTATGGCTTTATCCAGAGACGCTATTTTTAATGCTAAAGATACCGATGTCCATGAGTTTGAAGTGCCCGAGTGGGGGGGAACAATCTTGCTCAGGAGCATGACAGGTAAGCAGAGAAACAACTACGAATACTGGGCTATGATCCAGAGCAAAAAAGAGTTTCCTGACTACCGAGGTATAAGAGAAAAGCTCATCTTGTCTTGTGCGGTAGACGAAAAGGGACAGCCGCTATTCGAGGAAGATGATCTAGAGGCTTTGGCTGAAAAGAACAGCGATGTAATCGACAGGATACACGAAAAGTGCCGTGAGATTTGCGGCATGGACGAAGATGCTGTTGAGGAAGCGGCAAAAAACTAACTGAGAGAGCCGATCTTCTGATGTGGTTCAGGCTCGCTAGCCACTTAAAGATGGCTGTCAGCGAGGCCATGCAGAGGATTAGCTCAGAAGAGTTTACATATTGGGTCGCTTATTTAGGAGATTACTGCCTGGATCAAGAGGGATGGGAGCAGGCTGCTGTCCTGTGTTCGGTGGTGTCTAATTGTGCTGGCGCAAAGACGACTCCCCAGGACTTTTTGCCTGTCCGAAGGCCAAAGACCAAGAAGCAGCAAACACCAGATCAGATGATCGCAGTGATGGAGGCGATGTTTAGTGGGAGCGACGATTAGCAAACTTTCTGTTCTTCTGTCTGCGAACACGGCAGGTTTCCAGTCAAACCTTCAAGCGGCCGGCAGGGGTGTTGAGGACTTTGGCAACAGAGCTGCTGGTGTCACTTCCAAGCTAAAGGGAATGCTGGCTCCCCTGGCTGGTCTTGCTGGAATAGCTGGAGCTGGAGCTTTCCTCTCTAAAGGAGTCATGGATGCTGCACAGCTTGAAAAGGACGTTTTGGCAATCAAGACGCTGACCGGCTCGATGGAGATTGCCGAACAGCAGATGAAAGACCTGCAAAAGTTCGCTGCGTCTACGCCGTTTCAGATGGCAGACCTTACCAAGTCAACCAAGATGCTTTTGGCGTTTGGCGTTGAAGCAGAAAAAGTGCAAGATAGTCTTTTTGTGTTGGGCAACTTGGCAGCCGTGTCGGGTGCAGAGGTTTCTGAGTTAGCACAGATTTTTGGAAAAGTCAAAGCACAGGGCAAGGTCACTGCCGAAACACTCGACCAGATGGCCGAGCGAGCCATTCCTGTAGGACGTGCGCTAGCGGAACACCTGGGCGTAGCAGAGACGGCGATCAGGGAACTGGTATCTGCGGGAGAAATTAAGTTTGCTGATCTCGAAGCCGCTCTATTCAAGCTGGCGGGTGCAGGTGGCGAGCTATCAACTGCGATGGCTGAGATGGCAGAGACTACCGCAGGTAAATGGTCAACGCTGCTGGATAATGTCTCCATGCTAGGCATCGAGATCGCGCAGGCCTTTCTTCCAACCATCAATGACTTGCTCGATTCGGCAATCTCAGTCGCTCAAGCGTTGACAGCTATGGCAAAGACGGTGATCGGTTGGGGCAATTCTCTTAGCGATGCGACTGGTGGCCTGATATCGTTCAACAGTGGATTAAAACTGTTGCGGATTGTTGCTTTTACTGTTGCCATTCCTGCGGTCATCCGTTTGATTAAGACAATTAAAAATCTAGCAAAAGCGGCAATCGTCGCGCAGGCGGCAACGGGAGCGGGACTCGTCACCGCTCTGGTTTCACTGGCAGCCGCACTTGCGCTAGATATGGGGATTGACTCAATCTTCTCAGGCATCGAGAGCGATGCGGAAGAAGCCACCGAAAAGGTAGGCGTGCTAAAAACAACGATAAAAGACTTGCAGAAGCAAGGCGAAAGCATCGGCAAGTTGGGTTTGAGTCCCGGCGCAGGTCAGCCAACAGCCGACCAGCAGCTTATATCTGGTGGATCATTTGCCGATCTCCAAAAAGAAAAGCAACAGATTGAAGAAATGTCAGCACGTCGCGTTGCAAAGCTGAAGGAAGTCAACCAGCAACTTATTGAGGCAAAGAAGCTGCAAGAAAGCGGCAAAATGTCAGCCGAGCAAGCCGCAGATTTTCAAGATGAAATCGCTTTCAAGCAGAAGGCGATCACTCACAATGTCAACTTGCAGAACAAGGCGCAAGAAAAGCACGCTGCGATTGTCAAGGAGATTGCGAAGCGGGAAAAGGAAGCTGCCAAAGCAAAGAAGCGGGAGGATGACAAGGCGTGGCAGCGTGCAAGAAGTCTGACCGATAGCGCGATGACTCAGGCCGAAAAGTATCAAGAGCAACTGCGTGAAATTGCCACGCTCCAAAAGGGAGGCTTTTTGACACAGGAGCAGGCTGCCAAAGTCTCTGCAAAAGTTGAAGCGCAGATTCAGAGCGACATTGACAAGATTGTCAAAGCTAACGCAGACGCTGCTGCTAAAGCAGAAAAGGACCGGATTAACGCATGGGAAAAAGCGTCAGAAAATGCGGCGAAGAAATCAACCACAGAACTGGTTCGGTTCGGTTCCAAAAAGATGTACGAGCAGATCGCAAAGGCACAATTTAAAAAGAACAATCCACTAGCGACTTTCCAGAAGAAAAGCACCAAGCTCCAAACCGACCAGCTTGCCGCACTGCGTTCCATTGACCGAAAGATCGGTGCGGGTGCAGCGGGAGGTGGTGCAGGCGCAGGTGGTGGAGGTGGAGGCGACAGCCCAAAATTTGAAGCTATCGGACTGGATGACGTATAATGGCAGAATTAAAAGCAACAGCGATCAACGCAGCATACGACGAAGGAAACGGTTTTACAACCATCAACGTGTCTTATGTCTACGAGTCCACAAAAACGATTGACGACGCTTCAAAAACTACAAACGAAGTGCTAGCCGTCATCAATCTCGTTCCTGAAAAACCGCCGAACGATCGGGAAAACTTCTGCCTCAAGAGTTGCAACGTAAACGTGAGCGATGCGTCACGGAATCTATACATCGCGCAGGCAGTCTATCGTGACGAAGGATGCGATCCTCTTGGGCCTGGATCAGGAGGCGGGAGCGGAAGCGGTCCAGGCGGCGGGGGCGGTCGCGGTCCATGTTTGCCGCCACCGAAACGGACAAGCACGACAGTCAGAGCCATGAAGGACTACCCGATAAACAACCGCTGCGGTACTCCAATTCTTCCCACACCACAAATTGAAGTAGCGATGCTGCAACGCACAGAAGTTACCTACAAAATGGGCAACGATCCATCAGAGGATGAGAATGATCTTGTTGATTCGATGGGAAAAATCGACGACGAAGAAACGCAGCGAGAAAACGCCAGGCGTGGCCGCGACATGCAGGGAGAAGATGAATGTCCAGGTCAGGGCAACAGAGAAGGGCATCCAGCTATGGGAGCCGACGACCAGGAGCGGCAAGATAACGCTCCATGCGGATCAATGCTTTCTGGCGGCAGTATAGGTGGAGTTGAGTTTGGGCCGTGTGGGCCGTATTATGCTGTCACGAAGAATTGGATTGACGGCGATTTCACTGCTCCAGGCATCGCTCAGGTTGGATACAAAAAATGTGGCTATGACCCCAAGACCGGGGGCACCGGCACGACGATGCACGTTGGGACAGTAGACGGCGAAACCTTCCCGATTGTTGCGATGGAATCAATAGGTGGCGCGGTGATAGCGTGGCCAGGACAACCAAAGAAAAAGAAAAAGGGTGGTAAGAAATAATGGCTGACAAGACTTGGATCGGTGGCAGCACCGCAGGAGCAAACAGCGCAAACGTGGCAGCGAACTGGTCGCCGAGCGGCGTGCCGACTGGCAGCGACAATATATTCTTTACTCACCTCAGCACGAGCAGTTTGCTCCACGACCTGACAACGCTTTCGACCGTCAACGGTGAGCTACATATTCGAAACAGCTACACGAAATTTATCGGATCAAGTACAGGCCCAAACTATTTTGAGATGAAGCCGTCAGTGGCTTATTTGAATTGTGTCCAGCCCACGTTCTTGGATGTCAAGGCATCTACCGGAGTCTTGAATATACAGAACACCGGGAGCGGCACGTTTAGCGCGGCGGGTTTGAACCTGAAAGGGTCAGCGATAGGCCGCATCAATTTGACTGACGGGAATGTGGCCGTGGCCCTTGGTCCTGGTGAAACGTCAACCGTTGCAGAGATTGAGATGCTGAGTCGCGGCAAGCTGATGCTTGGTGACGGGGCGACCTGGACGAACGCAATGATTTACGGCGGGACGGTGACCGCAACCGCAGGAACGACAAACAGTGTTGTGAATCTATACAGCGGCACATTCTCTGGAAGCGCAGATGCGAAGGTCAAAGACTTAAACGTGTTTGGTGGAACCGCTTTTTGGGGCGGGAACTACGGCATCAAAAACGTGACAATGGAAGGCGGGACAGTAAACACAGTGTTTAGCGGTCAGGCTCGAACTCTTACAAACGTCCGAATCTATCGCGGCTCGTTTATCTATGACCCCAACGTGGTAACGGTCACGAACTGGCTGCACAGCGATAGGCCGTCACAAGTTTCGGTGCGGGCGGTATGACGTTTCGAATACTCAACGATGAAGCGTTGGGGCAAGTCGCATCCCATATTATTGGCGCACCAACGCATACGCATCCTCGAACGGGAAGCGTCAGCGGCACCGATGTTCACATGCCGGTAGCTAATCCAAAAGAGTACGACGGCGGGACTTCGCACAGCTACGACTCTGGCGGGACCGAAGGGGGATTCTACGAGGGCGGCGAGGGCGGCGGGGGCGGCGGGGGCGGCTCGCAGGGAGGCGGCGGTACGCAGGGAGGCGGCGGTACGCCACCGCCCCCAGGATACGGCAAGAGTCCAAACATTGACTGTTCCGGTGGCACTCCTGCAAACAATAATGGATATTGCGGGCCGCATTGGATTCGCAAAGTTGACGAGAACGGTGTTGCGTATTGCTGTCCCAGCTCCGATACGGAAGGCGGTGGCGGCGATGGAGGGGGCGGTGGCGGCAGCGGCGGTGGACGGACGCGATGCCCTGGGGAATCAGTGTCGATGCTTGTTTCTTGGAAAACAAGCGAAGCTCACGTACATCACCCCGAAGCTCCGTTCAACGGAAGGACTCCGGAGGGTTATCGCCGTAATGTCTTGACGCCTGCGTGCGAAAGGATGGGCGGCAAAGTTTGGTCGTCTTGGGATCACGATCCCACTATGGATTTCAATAAACAGAAAACCGAGGCTTGGTGTTGTAGGCCTGGATACGGAAGCGGTGGCGATACCGGAACGCCGCCTGATGGAACAGGAACGGGGCGAGGTGGCACAGGAGGCACTGGCGGCGGGAGTCTGACTCCTGCGCAGCGGCAGATTGTTTTTCAAGGGTACGTTCTTGATGACCTTGACCCTGGAGCGTATGGTTGGCTCGCTTGCGGCAAGTCTGGCCCCAAGGAAATGAAAAGTAAGTGCGAAAAAGAAGAAGACCCACCGAATCCGCTTGGGAAAAAAGGTTCAGGTTTCCCCGACTGCGATGATGATGAACACGTGATGATGTGGGCGCACAATCCAGGCTCCGCGAAAATTGACAAGGGGCAAAATGTAGTTTCGGTGCGAGATTTCATCGGGGCATCTACGGTCACAATCGTTGTCGTTCCCTGCTCGACGAGTTGAAAATATGCCATTCTGGAAGCGAGACAATCCTGGGAGCTCTTGCTGCAACTGCTGTCCGTGTTATTCGCTGGACAAGGGAGGGCAAACTACTTCTGGAAGCACCGACTACAATCTAATCAAGAAAGATGGTGGGCCTGCTGCTTCTCCTGTCAAGAAATTAGGCGAAGGCGCAGCGGGTTGGCAGTCTGGCGTAGGTTATCTCGAACACGCTGACGACACATGCTACAGTCCTGTCCAGAATACCGATGGATGGGCGATGTCGTTTTGGATCAAACCAATCACCAATATGCTCGTCAGAGTTTGCCAACCGAC